CGCTTACTCTCCCCCCTGCCCCGGCACCGTTCATATTTCTGCGGGGGCCAGCTACTCTGTTTACTCTTCTTGCGACTCAGCAATAAAATTTAAATTAAACAATCAAAGATGTTTTTCTAATATCTTACCTAATGTATAATCCATTTGGGCTGCGAGATATTCTTCACCCTGATAGGGGTAAACAATATCATTACCGTCTTCATCGGTGAGAATGACCGCTTCTGCGTTCTTCACTTCAACGATAATATAA